GGGGCCTCCTTGATGGAATATATTACCAGATGCACAGCCAGGAGGATGTCATATAATTATGACTAAGATAGGGGGAAAGCATATGAAGATGACAGAACGTGAGACACAGATATACCAGTACATTGTTGATTACATGCAGGAGCATATGTATGCGCCAACCATACGGGAGATAGGCAAAGCGGTTGGTCTGAGCTCCACTGCATCTGTTGCGTTTTACATGGAGCACCTGGCAGGAAAGGGATTGATAGAGATAGGACAAGATGCGCCCAGGAAAATACGACTGGTCGGGTACAGTATTGTGCCTAATTCTATGATTGAGGAGTTGAACAGATTAAGAGCGGAAAGAGAGGTATTTGAGTAATCAGGTGCCTTTTATATATCATGAAGGAGGACAAGAACATGGGAGAGAAATGGGAGAAGCCATTATCAGGAGTTAAGCCGGCGCGGCTTGTTATTACTGACAGGAATCTGGACCTTGCTAAAGCAATATGGGAACGTACCATGCAGGAGAAGATAACTGCTGCGGATTACCGGTTAATGGCCTTATGGGCATCGGAAATAACACTGAACTGCAACATGATACTGGCATTGGATAAAACAGTAAAGATGATGGGAGAGTAGTAGTCTGATTTTGTAAATTGGAAAACGAAACGATTGAGAGGTGGTGGTCGTGCCAAGAGGGCGGAGTCCCAACCGGGATAAAGCATTTGAGATATATAAGCAGCACGGGGGTAAAATTACAAATCGTGAAATTGCAGCCCGGCTGGATGAGGACGAGAAGGTTATTGCTGTCTGGAAGAGCCGGGATAAGTGGAATGTTGTACAACAAAAGAAAAAGGAACGTTGTACAACAAAATCCAGAGGCGGGCAGCCAGGAAACAAGAATGCTGTAGGGCATGGAGGGACCGGGCCACCGGGGAATAAGAATGCGGTTAAGACGGGGGAATTTGAATCCCTCTTTTTTGATACCCTTACACCGGATGAGCAGGAACTTATTGCAGTCCTGCCGAGGAATAAGGAGGAGCTGCTGCTGCAGGAGATACAACTTCTGACCGTGAGGGAGCGTAGGATGTTACAGCGCGTCAATGACCTCAAACAGGCAGCAGAGGAGCAGACTAAGAAGAAGGCCGAAGGCATGACAAAGGTAAAGTGGAAAGATGGTTTCGGCGCCAACGGTCCCATTGAGGTTACGGAGTATGAGGGTGTCCTGGGGCAGATACAGTCCGTTGAGGATGCCCTTACCCGTGTCCAGGCCAGGAAGCAGAAAGCGATTGATTCCCTGCATCGATTTGGATTTGACGACGCGCGCTTAGAAATCGAGCTAATGAAGCTTGATATAGCAACCCTCAAGGTGGATAATCAGGACCAAGAAACAGAAGATGATGGATTCCTGGCAGCTATGGATGCTGAGGCATCAAGTCTGTGGGGTGATGTGGATGGGGATTAACGAACGCATTGCCCAAATGAAGGAACGGATACAGCGGATTAAGGAAAAGCGGAATATCATAACAAAGCTGCAGGTATTTAAGTTCAAGCCGTTTTCAAAAAAGCAGAAGCAGATACTTACATGGTGGATGCCGAGTAGCCCGGTAAAGGACTATGACGGTATCATTGCGGATGGTGCTATCCGTTCTGGTAAGACGGTCTGTATGTCCTTATCTTTTGTGTTCTGGGCCATGAAAACCTTTGCTGGCCAGAATTTCGCCATGTGTGGAAAGACCATTGGCTCCTTCCGGCGCAATGTGTTGTTCTGGCTTAAAATCATGCTACGGAGCCGCGGATATAAGGTAATGGACCACCGGGCGGACAATCTGGTGGAGATATCACGTAATGGTGTAACCAATAATTTTTACATATTCGGAGGTAAGGATGAACGCAGCCAGGACCTGATACAGGGTATCACTTTGGCGGGCCTGTTTTGTGATGAGGTGGCCTTGATGCCGGAATCATTTGTTAATCAGGCAACCGGCCGATGCTCCGTTGATGGAAGCAAACACTGGTTTAACTGCAACCCGGACGGCCCTTATCATTGGTTCAAAACGAACTGGATTGACCGTTCAGTGGGATATCTGGGGAAATCAAATGTAGAACGGCAGCGTAAGGAAGCAGCAGAGAAGAAGCAGGAGATATCCTTTAAAAAGCTGTTGTATGTCCATTTTACCATGGATGATAACCTGAGCCTGTCCGAAGAGATTAAAGCCAGGTATAGGGAAAGTTACAGCGGTGTTTTCTACAAGCGCTATATCCTGGGGCTGTGGGCAATGGCAGAAGGCATTATCTACGATATGTTTGACGTGGATAAGCATGTTAAAAAGGTGATTGCCAACTTATACAATTCTGGGAGATATGTAAGCATTGACTACGGTACCCAGAATGCAACAGTATTTCTTCTGTGGAACCGCGGTGTGGATGGGAAATGGTATTGCATCAGGGAGTATTACTATTCTGGCCGGGATAATGCAAAGCAGAGAACGGATGCAGAATATGTCAGTGATTTCAAAGCATTCCTTGGAGGGATAAAAGTTAAGGGTGTCATTGTTGACCCATCGGCCGCTTCCTTCATTGCGGCATTAAGGCAGGCTGGTTATCCGGTGCTCAAAGCAAAAAATGATGTGGAGGACGGGATACGTCTGGTAGGTACATTGTTAAATCAGGAAAAGATTGCATTCAGCGCCTCATGTGTTAATACCATAAAAGAATTTGCATCATACATATGGGATGCGAAGGCCGTTGACCGGGGAGATGATGCACCGATAAAGCAGCATGACCACGCTATGGATGCGGTACGCTATTTCTGTTATATGGTCCTTAATAACAATAGGGCAAAAATCAAGAATAAATCCAGCTACGGATTTTATTAAAGGAGGTGATGGCTATATACACATTTACATATCCAGGTGATAAATACGATGAGCTGAACCTGAACAAGCAGGATATCCTCCACCTCATTATGAAACATCAGCAACTGGTCATAAGGATGCGGAAGAACTTGAAGTATTACGAGGGGCAGCACAAGATATTGGAAGGGGAAAAGAAGGATGGACCGGACACCCGGCTGGTATGTAATCATGCTAAGGATATCAGCGATACAGCCAGCAGTTATTTTATCGGGAATCCAGTGACATACAATTCCGACAAGGATATAAAACCACTCCTTGATGCCTTTGAAGATGCAGGTGTGGATGAGGTAGACGGAGACAACGGCCTTGACCTGTCAATCTATGGGCGGGCCTATGAGTATGTATACACGAAGGAAGGGGAGCCGGTTCCTACAATTAAGAACCTGTCACCACTTAATACATTTATGGTGCATGACGATACCATTGAGGAGAACGAGTTATTTGCTGTCTATTATTATGCCAGGAAGGATGATACCGACCATAAGCCTACAGCGTATATGGCAACGGTGTGTACTCAGAATTATAAGTATGTAATGACCATACTTGATAGGGATGAACCACAGGCCGTAAACGAGGAACCAGAGCCACACTTTTATGGTGATGTACCCATTGTCGAATACCAGAATAACAAGCTTGCTATGGGTGATTTCGAGTTGCAGATACCCCTGATTGATGCTTATAACACTATAATGTCAGACCGGGTGAATGACAAGGCACAGTTTATTGATGCGATACTGGCAGTTTATGGTACGCTTCTTGGGGACGGTGAAGAAGATGAAAACGGGGAGACAGGGGCCGATAAGGCAATGGTGGAATTAAAGAAAAAAAAGATGATAGAAATGCCAGACGGTGGAAAGATGGAGTATGTTACCCGTACATTTGATGAATCTGGAATTGAGATTCTCAGGAGAGCCATTGAGCAGGATATCCATAAGTTTTCCCATATTCCTTGCATGACGGACGAATCCTTTGCCGGGAATGTATCTGGTGTGGCAATGGAGTTCAAGCTGCTGGGAATGGAGAATATCACGAAAATCAAGACGAGATATTATAAGAAGGGGCTCAGGAAGCGTATCCGGCTCTTTACAAATTTCCTTAAAACCAGAAGCATCAATGTGGATACAACCGGAATAAGCCCGGTATTCACAAGGGCAATGCCGAAGAACTTGCTTGAAATAAGCCAGATAACCGCGAATCTGTGGGGCAAGGTAAGCAAGAAAACCTTGCTATCACAAATACCATTCGTGACAGATGTGGACGGGGAGGTCAAGGCGGTTACGAAGGAGGCCGAGGAGGCCGTGAAACAACAACGAGCAATGTTTGGCCTTGGGAGCAACGAACCGCCGCCGGATGATGGGAGTCCCCCAGGTGATGTAGATGAGTAGTCTGTCATATTGGGAGCGCCGAAAGGCCCGAC